CGTAAAGGAATGAATAACTTCACCATATGAAGGAACAGATAATGTTGTTGGATTATTTGTAACATTAGAAGCATATGGATCATCAAATTCCCAACGATATTGAATATCACTTGGTGCGCCACATCTATGTCTATAAGATCCAGATTCATTATGATTTTGATGTTTTAATAGTGAACATTGATTTTCATCTTCTGTACATTCTACAGTAGAATTAAATTGAATAATTTCCGATTGGATCTGTAATACGTCCTGTTAAATTATAAAAAGCTCCACCACCAACAATTCTATTAATAATAACAGCACCTAATCCATCATATGTAGTTGCTGAACCTGTATTAATTGGAACTGTATTAATTGGATAGGAGTTAATAGCTCCTGAGCCTTCATCACCTTCATCAAAAATTAGAAATACTTCAATAGTGCAATTATCATTTTTAAAGAAACGTTCAATTGTTTTATGATATTGATTGCATTCAAGCATTTCTAAAAAATGATGGATCATTTTAGGGATTGTTCCACATTTTTCAAAATATCTTTGTGGATAATATCTTTTTGATGATAAAGATATTAATTGATTACCCATACAATATCTTTCTTCGCCATGAACACGAAGTTTATTTAAACAAAATCCTGGTTTAATCTCTGTAAAAGTTAAACGTAAGAATTTAGGTGTGACATCAATTTGTCCACCTTCATATGGATACCAATTCATACCATCTAATGAATGTGTTATATGACATTCATTATAAGTAGATTCACCTGGAATATATTCTACATTATAATCAACTTCAAATATTTCAGTTGGTTCAATAAAATTAATTTCCATCCAAACTTCACCTGGAACTTCTTCATTAAATTTCCAAAATATATCTTCAGGGTCTTTAGTATTAAATTTACCTTCTTCTAATTTTGGACTTAATTCATTGAAATGTGATACAGTAATTAAGTTATTTTTTTCTGAGATTTTCTCTAATAACATCTTAATACCTTAAATCTGTGTAGAAATTACAGGATTTATTTTTGCTCTTATTGTTTGTGTATATATAGAATCAAAATCTGTTTGCGAACCAACAACTGTTACAAATCCTCCTATATCTTCATATTCATTATCTGGAATGATTGTTATTACATCCATTTTAGTTTCATCTTTTAATATACCATAATTATTAAAATATGTACGAATATGTGTCGTAGCAGTGTCTATCGTTGGATCTAATGGACTATTATTATTTCCTAATATCTCGATATTAAAATTAATCTTACCTGTTTCATATTCAAAGAATCCTAATGTTGTATTATGATGAATTCCATAAGAATATAAAGCATAACCTTCAAGACGAACAGTATTTCCTAAATCATCTAAAATTGTAAAATATGTCGGTTCAATAATAACATCAGGTCTTAATCCTAAATCGTTAAATGTTAAATTTGTCGTATTGATTGGTGTATCAAAATCATAATCCATACCAACACTTTTAGTTATTTGAAATAATGGATTTTCATCCCAAGTAACATTAACTATACTATTATTAACATCTTCTTCAAATGTTAATGGCATATCAATATCAGAGGTGGTTCTAAATGTTCTTGTATAAAAATTAAAAAATTCATATTTTTCTTGTGCAGAAGTAGGATCATAAGTAAATACACCTAATAGGTTTTTCTCATCAACTTTAATTGATGAAATAGCAGAGTTCAATGTTGCTAATACATGGAAATTACCAGTTTCGTCAATTGTAACTTCAAACGCAGTATAAGTTTCATTATTATTTCCATCAAGTTCTAAGAATTCTACTTGAAAACCTTCATCAATTAACCAATTAACTTCTTCACTTAGAGTTACAAATTTAAATTGTGATACATCAGTTAGGTCATTATTGGTTTTATCCCATGTTAATGTGGCAACCTTTTGTCTTTCCTCTTTAACAGTATTATTAAAATATAAATTATATTCGGATTCTGTAGGAGAACTAGCAACCATAGTTAATGATACAGTATAATGATTTGTTCCTGAACCATCAAAACTAAATGTTTCTTGATACATACTCTTATTACCAGTTAATGTATCAGCAATAACAGAAATCTTTAAAACTTCAGGTTTATAAACATCATTATTAAATAAATAACGATCTAAATTATCATGAGTTAAATGTCCATGGATTGATGTTCTACCAACCATATTATGATTAATTAATTCAGGTAATAAATTATATTTGTTAAATTTACGTCTAAATCTAATCGATGTATATGGTACATTATTTAATTTGTCTGCATCTATAATATCAAAATCATTATTAACCTCAACAATATCATTTAAATATGTTTTGATATTTGGATCTGAATTTTCTAAAATAATTAATTGTTTAGTATCAGTTAAATGAATTGTTCCAATATGTAAAGTTCCAGTATTATCTTCATTATTAATTAAAATATTCCACTTATGCAACGTTCCGCTTGGATCAACAGTAGGATCTAAAGGAATATTTGCCTCTAAAGTTATACGCCAGAAACGATCTGTATATTTTGCGTCAATAGAAGTATCACGTCCATGCCAAATATTATCAACCATTTCAATTTCAACATTATTTTGATCAATAATAGTGATATGAATTAAATCTATAATACTTTGATTGTTAGCATTATAATCTTTAATAATTTGTTCATTCTTTTTAATAAAATTTGTTGTAACAGGAACATTATTAAGACCTTTAACAACTTGACCATTCTCTCTTTTAAATTTAACTGGTAGCCAAAATACAGATTCTCTATCAATATAAAATGAATCTCTATTTAAAATAAAACCATAATTTGTATCTATATCGGTTGAAATAACATTTTCAATAGCATCTACTTGAGAACGAACTTTAGAATTTCTATATGGAACTTCAAAACCTTTAAATTCTTCATCAAAATAATCTACTAATGTATCAAACGCAGTTTCTTCAGTTTCTTTTAATTCTGTTGGAGAAATTTTTGATGAGATCTCAATTTTTGGAATAATATCTAAATAGATATAAGAAGGTTTTAAGAAATATTTATTTGTTGCGATAATTCCTGAAGTTGTTAATGATGATATAATTCTAACTTCATCGCCTTCATTAACATATAATTGTAATGAGTCTAAAAATTGATTTTTAATGCTAGATGTTGTTGGAGTTGCTGCAATATAAGCATTACCTAAGAAATTATTATTACCTGGTTCTAATTGATTACCACCAATAACATTAACTTCATCAATTAAATGTGAATATTCAGTTTTAATTAATGTATCATAATCATTACCTGTTACAGCTCTACCCGCAGTTGCGAAGAAACGAGGAGCATTAGCTTTAATAGAATCTAATGTTTCATAATCTTGTCCACCAAATGAAGGTGCTGATGGTTCGAATTCTAATTTACTTAAATCAACCGAATCAATATCAAAACTTTTATTTAAAACAAGATCCCCAGAAATATCAATATCTAATTCGCCATTAGCAGCAGGACCAACAGTTTCGAGATAATCAACAATAATAGTTTCAGTTAATGATGGAGCTCTACCAACAATATTATTACCAAAAATTATTTTTGGTGTACCTTCATTAAGAATATCTTCTTCTAAGAAATAAATCTCATCACCTTGAATATCAAAGAATGTACGAACCAAAGTCCAAGGTACTTTTGAAACTTCTTCGTGCTGTGTAGTATAAACCGAAACCTTCATATTATTCTCATCAATAAATTTTGATGGAATAGTGAATGATTGGAGAGATTTACCAGTACCAAGAACACTAAATTTTTTATAAACACCTTGAAGTAAAGTAATTCTAGGATGAAGTTCGTCAGCAGCTGATGTTAATTCAAATGGATTTTTAGGATTAACTAAAAGGGTAATTGGTTCTGTATTAACCCAAGAATAACCATCTTCTGAACCCATAAAAATAGTTGACGCAGGAATAATCAATTTTGATTCTTCGTCGAAAAAACGATCACCTGGATTATAAGTGAAAACACCTTCCATTCTAGATGCTTGAATACGTTTTGGTTTATAACCTAAAGTTTTAGCAATCGAAACAGCATTCTTTCTTAAAGTGGTTGTATCTAAGAAATTATCATTCGCAACAGTTGATACCATATAACTCATCATCATAGTGGTATAAGCCATAGTATCAATAATATATGCTAAGTTTGAACCTTCAAAATCTAAAGGTGCATCGTAAGTACCATTAGCTGTTAAAAATTTAACAACTTCAGCACGAACATCTTCAAAACGTATAGCATTTAAGGAAAATTGAAAAGTATCACCCATTTTATCTTACCTTCTCAAGAGTGGTTGTTAATTTAACTGGTTCATTTGCTGTATTAATTTTTAAATAAACATCTATAATAAAAGTGTTATTATCTGGATCTGGAGTTACAATAACTTCAACATCTAAAATTCTAGGTTCATGTCTAATAATAGCGTCATAAACATCACGAACAATTCTATAAGCGGTGACATCATTAATCATCTCAAACATATATTGATTAAGATCACAACCGAATGTAGGATTCATTACGCGTTCGCCGGGTTGTGTTAATAAAATATTATAAACTGATTCCATTACCGCTTGCTCGTTTTTTAAAATTCCGAGATCAGATCTTCCATCAGCATTTTTTGTTCTAGGTGCTAAAATCCCATCTTTATTAACATCAAAAAAGAATAATTTACCATCTTTTTTTGGTGTTAATTTCCGACGAGATTCTTGAATTTCATCAAAACTTAAACCCATAATAATTGAACCTTTTATATAATTATTCTACTTTTACTTATTTATAAACAAAAAAAGCCACGATAATTTAATACCGTGGCTTTTTGAATATATGTATAAAACTTATTTAATTATTTTTGAAGATTAGCAAAAAATGCCTCATCATCATCTAATTCATCTTCCGATTCATCTTCTGTGCTTGCTTCTTCGTCGTCAGAGGAGTCGCCATGTACTTCTTCTTCAGGTTCATCGTCTTCTTTATTTGCTTTTTTATCTTTTTTAGTGTTTGCTTTTGCTTCGTTATCGACGCCATCGTCTTCTTCATCCTCCTCGTCATCTTCTTCAACAATTGGTGTTACACCCAATAGATGACCAACTTGTTTAATTGTTTCTTCGATTGTTGGATAATTCTTTGGATCAGTAAATTCACCCAAATCATAAACTTGCTCCATTACTTCATCCAATTTATCTTCATCACCATTGAAAAGTGCTTTTGGAGAAGAAAATGCTGAATCATCATAATTTGGATATTCACCTTGCATTTTGATCTTCAATTTAAAATCAGCACCTTCGAAAAGATCGAATGGCATGAATTGTTCAAAATCTGGATCTTCCAAATCAGTTTCTGATGGAAACATTTGCGCTTCAATCTTCTGATAAATTTTATATCCATAACGATACAAAAATACTTTACCATTATTTTCTGGGTTAATTGGGTCATTTACAACAAGAATATTTGATACCCAATTTTGTTTACGACCACGTTGCTTTGCGAGTTCTTTATCTGACTCATACGCCGAATCATAATATTCAGAGTTTTTAGCACAAATTGGACATTTTGGATCCCAACCAAACGTTGAAATACAATTATTAATATACCATTTTTTACCAGAACCATCTGAAGCGGGATAACTAAATGCGTGATTGTAATAATGTGCGAAGGGATTTCCATCTTGATCGGGAAGGAAACGTAGCGTATAGAATTTTTTCTTTGCTACTGCGGCTTTCCAATCCGGTTTGAACAGACGTTCATCTTTGAAATTTTTTGTTTTGGACTCTTTTTCTTTTTCAATATCGCCTTTGATTTTCTCCCAATTGAACTTGTTTTTCCATTTGCTTGCTGCCATAATCTTTTCTCCTTGTGAGGGCTCTCAACCCTATGTTTGAGTTAATTACAGGCTATCCACCTGTATATGTATTTATATATTTTACAATAAAAACGTGTTTTGTCAAGTTTTAATTTATAGACAAAACTTCCAAAATAGCATCAAATAATTCTTCTAAATCTACTTCTGTTGGAACCGATAGGCCAGCTGCACCTTTGTGACCACCACCTTTCCCACCTTTAATTTTATCGGCAATATCTCTAGCAATTACATTACAATCTATTTTTGAATTATTAGACGCTCTTAAACTAAATTTCTTCAATGAATTTGATTCATAATCAAATAAAATAAATAGATTTGCATCATATCTTAATGAATATAAATTATTATATTTACCTTGTGGATTAAACGATATTAGAACTTTCTCTTTTCCTAACTCAAATTCTTGGATAAATTCTTCATTATTTTTAAAATATTCATTTTGCTCATTGAAACGATCTTTAACAAAACGTTTCATTTCTAGAGTCCATTCTAAACCATGATAAAATTTATTAAAAAATTCATCAAAACCAATATCCCAATAAATTTCGTTTAATGCTAATCCTTCATTAAATTTTGGATCTTTTAATTTCCATTCGTCATAAGCATCTATAACTTTAACTAAATAATCTAATTCTTTTGATTGATCAATCCCCGATTTTAAACAGAATTCATAAACTGATGCAGTAGCTGAAAAACCTTTTCTCCAGCGATATTGAAATTTACCTTTATTGAAATATTTTAATGAATCTAATCCTGTTCTAGAATCTGAACGCTCATGATGATCAATATAAAGTAACTTTTTGATATGAGGTATTTCTAATATTTTTTTAAGAAATTCTGTATCTACACCTAAATCAGATATAATTAAAATTGTATCTTCTTGTGGATATGAAATTGTATTCATAATTGTTTGATGTAAATCTGAATATGAGGTTTTGGTGATTTCAATATCGCCCAATTCCATTTTATCTTTAAATAAATGCGATAATATAATTGAACAGCCAACACCATCCATATCAGCATGAGTTACATTTTTGATTAGCATCGTTTATTCCATTCTTTGATCGCTGATTTTGCAGAATTCATCATTAAAATGTTTAATAAAAGACATTAGTTATTCCTTGAGAAAATCATCCATTGAATTCTCAATCTTTCGATCTGGGAACCAATTCTTTTTAATAAATTCAATTTCCACTTTTCGTTTTAGTGTGCCATCAATATTGTCGACAATTTCTTCAATTTCTACTTCATGTTCAGAAGCAAAATCAACAATTGTTTCTATATATCCATCATACCCTTGCGCTATTTTGAATCGTTCAATTAATAAATTAATACCTTCCATCTAATCTCCTATTATTTCCATTAAATCAAATTGTGTATCTTGAATTATTTCATCTTTTTCAATTTTGGTGAGTTCGACAGTAGGATCAAATAAATAAGTAACTTCTAATTTACCTCTATCATCATAATTAATTTCAACAATATAATGAACTTTATATTTTTCATGTCGAAGTAATAATTGATTATCTTTCGATGTTACTAATACCCCTTTTTTGGTTTCAGTCATTATTACATCCTATATTTAATATTATATTCTGATTCAAATAACCTATTTTGATCTTCTGTAATTTCAATTATCTTATCATATAAACAAGTCCATTGATCCATAAATGGATCATCCATATTATTATGATAATGACCAAAATACCAACGAGAGAATTGAACTCCAGATGTATTTTTGAAAATACTTAAAAATTCTTCTGATTTATCCATTTGAAAATATGGCATAACCTCAATTGGAACCGCTTTAACTGCATATTCGTAAGGGGCACAATGTGTTAAAATATAATCAACGTAAAAACCTTCTAATTGAAATTCTTGAATGGCTTTTGTAGCTCGATCAATATCTTCTTGTGTGATTTCTTCTTGTTTCCACATTGATTTTCCCCATTCACGATATTGTCTATCATGTGAATGAGCGCCACCAATTGTTAAGAATTTTTTATTATTGATACGATAAATATGTCCACGTTTAAGATGAAAAATAGAATGTCCAACAATACCAACAAAATCACCAAACATTTCACGTTCTTGAAGATTATCAATCAGATCAAAATTTTCATGATTACCATCAATGAATAAAGTTGTCCATGGTTTATCATCTAACCATTTTAACCATTTTGCTTCTTCTTTAGAACGACGATATGACCAAAGTAATCCAAAATCACCTAAAATAATAACAACATCTTTTTTAGAAAGTTTATTTCCTTCTGGAAAACAATGTGTACTTAGGTTTAATTGAGGCTGACCGTGAATATCACCTGTAATAAAAATTCTACCTGGATTTTTCATTATATTTTATTCCATGCTTTACGAGCTTGATCTACTGTTAATTTCCAAGGGCCTGATTTTAAACAATCAACACAAAATAATTGATATTTAATACCTTCGTAAGATTCAGATGTTCTAGTTTTGACTTGAATACTTCCACAATTAGAGCAATATTTTGCTTGTTCTTTCATTTTTAATTCTCACTTCCAAGCGATAGCTTTTGAGAGTTCTGGTGTCATCCCACCAAGAGCTTCAAAACGTTCATTAATTTTAAACATTAGAAATGTTTCTTCATGACATTTTTCTAAAAAATCTGGTTCACCGAGATGATTCGAACCCGGCATTGGTAAAAAACGATACCAACGAGCAATTTGAATTCTATCAGCCTTATCTATTTCATCTAATGTTGGATAAGTATACATTTTAACCTCTTATTGACTTCCTTCATATAAGTTTAAATACATTATAACAGTTTACATGAAGGAAGTCAATATTTTTATTCTACTGTAAACGGTTCTAATGCTTTATCGAGAGCTTTCCGAGCTTCTTCAATTGCTTGCAATTTTTCTTGAATATCTTTACCATTTTTCTCAGAAACCATCAAATCAACTGCTTTTTTAAATGCCCCAGGGGCGATATCAAAATGCAAACATGCAGATTCAATAATATTTTCGATATTTTTATTAGATTCAACAATATCAGATTCTGTATTTTTCGCTGATTCCATTAATCTCTTTAAAATATCGGTTCCTGTATATGGCATTTCTTCACCGAAATATTCTTGATCCCAAAGAGTTGTGACTTTTTCACTTGGATTAAGATTTTTAAATTCAGCATATTTATTATGATTAAGTGTTAATGTGATACCTGCTTCTCGGAAATAAGCATTAAGATTATCTTCGAGACCCAATCCATGCATAATTTCAACCATAGCCATAATTTGTTTTCTAAAACCTTCGATTTTTGCTTTTGAATCTTCTTTAGGTACTCCAGCCTGATAAAACATCAATTTCTTAGCAAATTCAAATTTACCTGCATCTTTTTCACCAAAAATTGTTTTCCACAATTTACGTTGTCGGTTTGCAGCAGGTTTAAAAATTTCATTAATTTCCATCTTCGCTAGTGCTGCTGATTCAAGAGCATCTTCATACGAATCAAAACTAGGTAGATCTTCTTTTTCTTCGTTCATTAATTTTCTCCTTAATGTTTTTTAATATTTTTATCTAAATCTTTTTGGACACAAAAAATTGAACAATAAACATTTCTTGTATCCATCCCAGGTGTAAAATTCACTAGACCAGATTCTTGGATTTTAATATCTCCAAGAATAATTCCCGCTTCTCCATCTAATAATTGTTTCCCACAACTAGCACAACGATTGTGAATAAATGCAATCTCCATAATATATTCTCCATTAAATTAAAAAATTAAACGTTCTTTGAACCATTTCGGTAATTTATTTTTATCCATCTTATAGAACCATTCCATAGATTCATCTAATATATATGTGATACAATAATCATCATCAGATCTTGTCGCTCTACCCGATGCTTGCATGATCTCCTGCCACATTTTATTCCTATACCAATTTGTTGAGCTTTCCATTTTCTCTTTGACACGTTTATCGCCTAAACTCATAAATGGTAATTTGATGATGATTTGAAAACGTGCCAAATCATCATCTAACGAAACTCCTGTTCCCATTGATGGACTTAATAAAACAGTTTTATATTTTGACTCTTGATGTTTCTCTAATAAAACATTATTACTAACTGGGTAACGACCAATATTTCTATGCAAAAGACGACTTTTATATATTGAATTTTCTGCAATATATTTTGATATTTTATAATTCGTTGAATGAATAATCCCTTTGTCATCTTTATGTTCATTTAATAATTGGTCAATAACTTTTAATGCTTTCGGGAGAGTTTTATCAATCTCAGCATAATTAAATTTACCAACACTTATATGTATAATTGGAGATTGCTCTTTATCAAATGTTGTATCGGTTGTAATAAAATTACATTGAGATCGTTCAATTCCCAATTCTTCAATAAACGCATCAAACCCACCAATCGTTGCTGATAAAAACAAATACTTATTAGCAGTTCCATTATCAACACAAAATGGAAAAAATAAAGAAGATGCCTTTAATGGAGATATAGTTAAAACACCTTCTTTTGCAGAAATTACCCAACGATCTATTTCTTTTGTATCTTGATAAACTTGAATTTTTCTAACCAAATTCTCAAGACCGTTCGACTTGGTTTTAAGTTTTTTAATTTGCGCCTTTTCTTTATCTGGTATATTGTTTATATCAGATTCCGAAATGTGATTTTCATTTAATCCCAACTTTTCAAAAATATGTTCTATTAAACCGTCGACTGAATGTTTTTCATCCATGATTCTCTCAAATATTTTATTAACTATTTCATCATAATTCTCCTCTGTATCGTGATCATCGAAAGACCAATCCATTTCATAAACATTATAATTCTCTTTTAAATCATCTGGGTCTAAAATGATCTCAGCAAAATTGATTAATTGATTTTCTAACAGATGTGCTTCATCTGCAACAAATAAATTTCTAAATTCTTCTTCAAAAGGTCCAGCATTTTTCGCTAATAAAAAATATGCATAATTAGAAATAATACTTTGTGAAGCTAATGCTTTTTTGCGTTGGTTTATATACGGACACAAATCTTTCTTCATACACATTCTAATAATATGTGGTAAAGCAATACATGGCGCATCACCAGCTGTCATAGTTGAATTTATTCCACATTTATAATTTGCTTTGCCTCGTAAATCACATGCGTCACCTGGTCCATTAATATATTGGTCTTGTAATTGTTTGGTGTTTGTTAATATATAAGATCGTCCCGCTGCATATGACGCAGCCATTGCGATAAACGCTTTACCTACACCAGTTGGAGCATCTACAATATGAAACCTTTTATCCCAATGTTTAGCAATTTGCTCAGCAACATAGATTTGTGTTTTTCTTGGTGTTATATTATGCAATTTATACCAAAGCAATTGTTTATCTAAAATTTGTTGATTCATTAAAGAATACCATTTTCAATATTTGCATTAACTGAAATTTCTACATTCTGGACAGAATCAATTCTAAAAGATCGCCAAGCCTTTTTCTCTAAATCATATACAGGAAGAACTTCTGGATTTGGTTTTTTTGTTCTTTTCTTCTTTGTAAATCCTTCAGCATCAACAGTTTCTTTTGATTCTGTAATATCAGGAAGCAGATCTGGATGTAGAGTGCATAACATTACACGTAGAGTTCCATCTTGCTTTTGAAATGTGATTTTAACAATATTCTTTTTAAGAAATTCTGTCAATGAATCTTTTGCACGTTGAAATGCCGATTCACTAATCTCTTCACTTCTAAGTTGTTCTTTCATATTTTCACTCATTTTTAATTCCTTTTGTTTATTTAATTAATTATAGTATGAAATTAACCTTTTGTCAAGATTTTTCAATATCATCTAAAAATGTGTTTTCTTGGAAAATATTTAAATTTTCCAAACAAATACAACTTAAACAAAAACCGTAAACACAACCAGTATCAATTCCAATCTTATTATGAGCGATCATAACTTTTTTTAATGATGTATGTCCAAAAACAATTTTTTTATCCCATTTATAATCCGAAAAAATAAATTCATTCCTAATCCAAAGAAGATCATCATCAATTTGATCTTCTAACGAAACCTCAGGTAAAGCTCCCGCATGAGAAATAAAATAATCTCCAATTTCAATATGTGTCGGGAGAGTTTCGAACCAATCTAAATGATCTTGATCAATTCTAAATTCCTTAGTATCGTAGATATCAATTTTTTCAAAAGGGAGATCAGGATAATAAGATTTAATTGTTTGGATTCCTCCATTTCTAACCCAAACTAATTGATCAAAATAATTCTGTCCATTATAAAATGATATCGCCATATCTTCATGATTACCTTTAAGGGCGATAGCATCACCTAATTCCACAAGTTCTTTTATATAACTCACAACTTGTTTAGAATATTTACCCCGATCAATATAATCACCAACAAAGACAAGTTTATCCCCTTTTTTAAAGGGGATTTGATTAATTAATCTCAAAAGAGTATTATAACAACCATGAATATCACCAATTATATAATGCATTTATTCCCCTTTCAACCAAGTTTCAACACGCTCTTTAGAACCCCAACAACTTGATGGCATTTCATTATAAACATATAAACAAATAAGACGAAGTGCTTTATGATTAGACTCATCAGCACGGCCAAGAGCACCAAACAAATCATTTGTAAGAACAGATTCTAGAAAACTCCCTGTTCGAATTCGTTGATTTGCATAACGTTCAAGAGCACCCATAGTTACTTCTGGGATTTTAGAATAAAAATCTTTTGTTGACATGTTAATTCCTTTCTTAAAAATATCTTACACGAGTTCTATCGGTATTTTCAAAAGTAAATTCTTCAGTACCTTCAATTCTACGAATACCAGGCATTGAATTACCTGTATCTTTCATTTCTTCTTCATCCAAATACCGAAAACCATTATAATTACCAGTTTCGTGTAGAGCATTTTCCAAAACAGTAATCATTCCTTGACGGTAATCAACATTTTCATCTTTTGTATATTGAAGAGAAGAATTAACAAAAATTTTCAAATGATCAATACTAATAGTTTTTCTAGCCATTTTATGCCTCCACCAGAACATATTTTGAAAGGTTAATCATCTTACGAGCTCGTTCTGTTTGACCGAGTTCAATCAATTCTTGAACATCACTCAACATCGATGTGACCGCCATCTCTTTACCCGAAAATTTATAAGTAATAGAATTTTTCAAGTTTTTTACAAATTCTTCTGGGTTACATCCAAAAACTTCAAAATCGCTCATTTTGTTTCTCCTTTGAAAGTGTTTTACTTAATTACAAATAGAGTATACAGGAATGAGTATTTTAAGTCAAGTACCAAATACATTTTTTTGAAAATAATTTTTAGATTTGTACATCTGAACGTTTATATCCAAAAGGAAGATCATAATTAAAACAAAAATGATCCCAATCGCCATAAACATCTTCTGCATCAAGTAAATAATCAATCGCTTTTTCTTGATCGCAATTACAAAGTTCCATTGTTTCTTTAACAATATTTGTAAAACGCTCAATAGCGATTTTTTCTAGGGCTAAAGATTCATCGATTTGAAATTCGAGATCTTTATATAAAGCATCGAGTGCTGCCTTGAGTTCATCAACCGACATATCGAATCCACGTGGACGAAAACCATTAACATCCTTAAATACATCAGAATATGTACTCTCAAGCTGTTGTTTTTCTGTAAGGTCTTCCCAAGCTGGAAAATCGATCATTTTGTATACTCCTTTGAAAGTGTTTTACTTAATTACAAATAGAGTATACAGGAATGATCGATCAATGTCAAGTACCAAATACATTTTTTTTAAATATTTAAAATATCTGTTTCTCCTTGTTTATATTTTTCCAATTTATCTAAAACCCCTCTATCTAAATGTTTAGATTCTCGAGGATGTTGTTCTAATAAATGTTCGATGAATAATTTTTTCTCATCAAAATCAGTTGAACAATATGGACAAAGAAAATGTTTTGGGAATTTAGATGTTACATATTTTCCTTCTTTATCGAAATCAACCATAATCTCCTCCTAAAATCAACATTCTGAGTATGAGCATTCAGAACATTTAACGCAACCTTCGATAAATATCATCTTCTCATCACAAATTGGACATTTTTTGCCATTTGTCATTGTGAATACATATTCCATTAACAATTTTTTTAATCTATATACTAATGACGATATTGGGATATCTAATGTATCTAATGTTTTAACAATCTTCTCAATTTTTACATTATGTCTAAGTAATAATGAAATTGTTCTAGAGATTTTATTAACATTATTTTGTCCAGAACATTTCTTATCATTATCTTCAATATGCTCAATAGCGATACCTTCGGCTTCTGCTAATTCGTGTAACGCTTCAATGGTCCCGAAAGTAGTAACTTCTGGTTCACGATGATTTGTTGAAACAAAAATAGCAAATGGACGTTTCATTGATTTATCTTTGTAAGACATTGAGACATACCATTTTTTACCTTCTGAAACGATCTTACGACCTTTCATTGGATATTCGGATGGTAAATCCACTTGATGTGGAACAACTTCACCACGCTCATGTTCTTTCCATTCTTTAAAGAATTCTTTTTGTTCTTTCTTAGCAGTTTTCTCATTTGTTTCTTTTTCTTTCTTAGTTTCGAGAACTGCCATCATCGTACCTTCACGATACGTTGTTACACCACGTCCACCTTCTCGCCACAATTTACGATAAAGTTGATCAAAATCTCCAACTGGATAATCACTTGGAAGATTAATAGTTTTAGAGATTGAATTATCAATATGTTTGCTTAATAAAATAAATGTATCTAAATGTTCTTGCGCAGTTAAATCATTAGCACAAGCAAAAACACCAGAATCTCTATAATCATCAATTACTTCATCTGAATAATTTTCATTAATAATTTTATAAGCGTAATCGTAAACTTGAATCTTCTCAGTTAAGCCACGATTTTTATCGATCATAATATTTCCACATTTAGAAATAAGGACTTGATCATCGCCTCGCATTTGAAATTTAAAATCATCAGTTTCAAACCATTCGCCGGATTCCCAAGATGGAAATGTTTTACCTTCTAATAACGATTTAGCTCTATGATTAGCAATAACCCAACGAAAATAATCTAATTCATAAACAGGTTCAATCCCGCCTGAAATACAACCAGCATATATAGAAAGATTTCCAGTTGGGGCGACAGTTAGGATTTGTGAATTTCTTAAACCATATTGATGAATTAGATCTAAAGTTTCAGGAGTAAGAACTTCCGAATTAGCAATAAAACCTTGATCTAAACATTTTTTATCCCAAAGAATAAAAGGTCCTTTTTCTTTAGCTAATTCAGCGGAAGCTTGGTAAGCATGATTAGCGAAAATCTGCATCAAATGTTCAGTAAATTTTAATGCTTGAGTTGAACCATAGCGCATTCCCATCATCATTAATGCTGAGCCATATCCAAAAATACCAGCGCCAATTTTACGACGAAGTTTAGCCGCTGTTTCTAACTCCTCAAATGGATATCCAGAAATATCAATTAAATTATCTAATGCACGAACTAATAATCTAACATCTTCTTGGAAAGTCTCAAAATTAAAATATTCATAGAAATTATCTTCACCGACAAGATTATTTTTGAAATATTCAATATTAACATACATACAAAGATTCAATGATCCTAAATTACAAATATCGCCAAGGTGTTTATAAATAATTCCATCTTTTTCAAATACTCCACCATCAGCTAACATTGAAATTTCACCACATGGGTTAGTTCCAGTTACTTTTTGATAATGAATAACATTGTTATAACGATTAGCATTATCAATAAAATAAATACCAGGTTCGTTACGCTTATGCATTGTTTCAATTAAAAAGTCCCAAATTTCTTGAGTGGGAATAGTATCGTAAACTACTTTTGGATAACCTTTTTCTTCCCAATCTTCGAAATCCCCATTCCATTCTTCGTCATATTTTTCAAAATGAATATCTGGGAACCAAAGATCCCAATCTTCACCATTTTCTAAAGCATTCATAAAAGAATCTGGAACGATAACAGACATATTAAATTTAGTTAGCATATTAGGAACTGATTTTGCTTTAATATAGTTCATAATCTCAGGATGCCGAATGCTTAACATAGCCATCTGAGCGCCTTTACGGATCTTCTTTTTAATTTTCATCTTTTTACGTTGTTTAACATCTTCGGAAGATCCACGGGTTATAATTTCCGCAGACTTGTCGTAAATTTCCATAAATGCAACAACACCCGGAGTTCCAACACCAACACCTTTAATCAATGTATTCTTAGGACGAATATGATTAAAATTAAAGCCGATTCCACCTTCAGTTTTAAGGATTTCTGCTGCTTTATGTAAATCAGAGAAAATATTTTTAATTGAATCTACAGGTTTGGTTGAACGTTGAGATCCATAACAATTAAAAGAATGAACATTTTTAATTCCTGTACCTGTATTTGCAGTAACACGACCACCAAAAAATGTACGTCTATTAATTAAAGAATCATTTAATTTATCTTTTAATTTTTTAGCTTCATTAGCAAAAATTGTATTTACCAAACGATCCTGTGTTTGATTAATTGTTTCTGTTTGATCTTGATAATTATCGTTCCAAACCATTTTTTGAAAATCATTAATAAAAAAATTACTCATTTACTTTTATCCTTCCACAAAAAATCCATAAATTCATATATCATTTTAACTTGTTTATCTGAAAATTTCCATCGTATATTAATATTATCTTCTGCCCATTGATACGGACCCTCTTCATTTTGATATTCTTCAGCCATAGACGACCAATCAGCTACCATTTCTGCTAAATATACTGGAGGCATAGTTGTAGCATCAATTAGTTCTTTTGGTTTATCCCTATCTGTGGGATTAATTGGATTACGATTTTCACTCCAAAATTCAGGATGATGAGCATTGGTTAATACATGATGAGTTGTTGCTTTCAACATTTTTTCTTTCATTTCATCACTAACATTAAACTCAACGCCATTAGC